CACAAGGTGACCACCCTTTCGGATAGATAAAGTATCAACTACAAGGCTAGCCTAGCATTAAACAAGCTTGTAGTAAATTAAACGTATGGTATTTTAAAAAGAGCTGGGGGACCGACTAAATAACCAAAAGAAAAGTCGTCAGCGGCTGCTTGATAAACATAAGCACCGCCAAAAGTTGCGCGAGTAACCCCACCAGAAGTTGTAGCTACAGAGTGTTTGGGGCGTATAACTGGTCCATAACGTTCTTCTTGGAAGTCAGTTAGGGGCGTATCTAATCCAGTAGGATCATGAGAACGACGGAGAAATACTTTGTTTCTACGAACTAAGGGTCCATCCGCATTGCCGATAATCCCCTCAGTAACGACGGAAATAGGGATGGAATTGTAATAAGGAACCTCAAACTCTAAAACATTATTCAAATCAGAAGCAGCTAAATGTTCGAATCGTTGCATATTATTAATGTTGAAGAAAGTACCCAGAAAGGGTCGCGCCACTTCTCCGTTATCAATTATCTCGTGATCACGAACAGCAAAAGTTGGCAACGCAGAACGAGTTGGAAGCACATTAACACCATCTATAACATTAGTATAATCATGAGCTACAGCAGCAGTCGAAGTGGCAAAACCTTGGGTAGTGCACTGCGTCGCTAGGGAGGGGATTGAAACCACTTTGTAACGGACACCTCCTCTATAAAATCTAAAGAGATAAGAAACACGATACAACGGGTGCATCGATTTGAAACGCACCATAGCGGTATAGTCAAGAGTAGAAACTGCGCCAGTAACTGAAGATCTAGTAGTAGGAAATGAAATAGATTGAGAATCATTATAATTATTAGTAGCTTCACCAAAGTAGGCGGGGTCCAAGGTGATTTGATTAAATAAATAAGTAGAAACGGAATGATCTAACCCACCAATATATGCTCCAGTCACACCATCCATATATGGAAAAGGCAGAGAATAGTTCATAATACAAAATCTCTTAATTAACTGTCGCAAATTAGTGATTTTCTCACCGATAGAGAGTTCCTCAAAACCAGTAAGACTAAGCGGAGGAGCTTCAAAGACTTTAACACTATCATCTTGAACTTGTTCATTGTGCGAAGTAGCAGAAGTAGTTTGATTAAAAATCTGGGCACGAGGCAAGTCTTCATCGTCAAGTACAGTAGCAACAGGATTGGTATAAACGCCATAATCACCAAAATTGGGAACGGCAAAGGCTATATCATCAGCTCCACTAATCCAGAAATTAAGCGGAAGATTATTTGAAACAGCATCGCTAGCACGGCGCAAAGCGGTAAGAACTTCAACAGTTATAAATCCAGTCATTAGCGGTTCTTTACTTGCAAAGGTAGATTCAGGGCCCACCGCAACTTGTTTCCACGGAACATTAGCCACGTAGGGAACAGTAAAGGTGATCTCTGAAGAAACAGATAAATCCAACACCCAATTGTAAGCATTTTGAAAAGTAGCAGCATTAGTGGCCCCAGAACTGATTCCAGCGTGATAAGTAATCCTAAGTCGACCAGTGTGAAAAGCAGTCTTTGCAACAGTTAAACGATACGTCAAACCACCGCGCCAGTAAGAAAACATTGAAGCCAGGTAAGCCAAAGTTGAAGGATAAAGTATATTGGGAGGATTTCCGATATATTTAGCTTGTAGGATACCAGGTGCAACGGGAAATTGGAAGAGAATAGAAGTAGGCTGAGAAGAGAGAGACCATTGAACATTATCAGCAAAAATACTAGATTTCTTAGCAATATAGGCAATGTCCATTTCATCAACTTTACTAGAAAACACACTATCAGAATACGTCAAACCATTATCAGGCATCGCAGAAAGTTTGACTGAATTATCAACACCATTGGCATTTGTATACCCTTTAGCCGGAATTGGGGCAAAAGATTCCAACTTTGCCATATCGGTGGGCTTGTTCCAACCAAAGGTTGAAGCAGCGCCTGATACAGCAGTCGAAACCCAGTCCACAACTCGAGCCGCAGGACCAAATACAGGAACATTATTCATTGTACGAGCGGTGGTGGCAACATTGGCTGCAACCTCACTAATAGGTTTAGAAACGGTGGCTGACTCTTCACTACCAATCTGAGCTCGGGGAAGTGAATCCAAAGTAGGAACGGTGACGGCAGCAGATGTAGGCATGGCAAGATCTATGTCTTCAAACCAAGCATAAACTGAATAAGAAGCACCGCTACCAGCAGGGACTGAGGCGGCACCATCTTTAATAAGATTTAGAGGGACAATAAAGCACTCGCCCATACTACCTCGAGTACTAACTAAATTATAATGAGATAAAGGAGCGCAATAAGGAATTTTTATCTGGGCAGGGGAATTAGAAGCCAAATCAATTTCAACGCCAGGATAACCAGTAATATTGGGAAAGAAAATATCTGTTCCTGGGTTGAATTCATTGCCCAATTTCGCCATAGCTCGACGATTACAAGTAGAATCAAAAGGAGCAAAGAACATCCAGTAGCGCCCACTCATGAATGGAGTAGCGTTAATCAAAAGGCGAACGCAAACATTAGCACGGAAATAAGCGAAATAATTCAATTTATCTACAACATTGGGGGATTTTTGAAGAATAATGTCAGGAAACTTAAACTTAAAACCACCAGATTCAGCAGAAGAAGGAGTTCTAATAAATTCACCCTGTTTAATCAATACAGGACGAGACAAAATATCTTTAATAGAGTGCATTTTAGTTTCATCTCCCATTGCTATCCATTGTAAATCCTTAGAAATCATAGGCTTAGAATATTCCATAAGAGTAGAATCATCGGCAAATGTAGTGGTTTGTTGAATATCCAGGGTATCGGGAGATAAATTTTCGATGTTTGTAGCGACTTCTTGAGTTTACTAACTTGTAAGGCTGAGTCAAGCTTCTTACTTTAAAGCGCCGGATTAATAGCCTGGATTTTAAGTGGCACACATTAATCAATAGAACGAGCAAAAGCCAATTCTCCACTTGCAAAAGCAACCTTCCATCGGGCTTTGCTGCTTGTCTCGTACGGCGAATGAGAACAAGCCCCTGGAGAAGGATTTAGGAAGCAGCACACAGACCCTGCATTTTCAGAAGAACTGAAGTCCTATATTCCGAAAGAGTCATAAGCTGCGGTTGAACTTCGAGCGTACCTCCAGCAGCTCGAAATTGTGGAATCCAACGGTGAAACACCGCATCTGGGTGGAGACTGAGCTCGAAAGCTGCAGTTTCCATGTTTTCGCATGTTTTGGCCTCTTCATCCATGTCCCCTCGAATCCAGTTCGTCATCTCAAGCACAGTCTCTAGAGAAAGAGGGGCACGGTACATTCCAGCTGGGTCGCGGAGAAACGTTCGCTTAAGAAAGCTGATATCACTGAGCGACCGGAATGGAATAAGTTCTCCACTTTTGGTTTCATCGGTATACGTCATCCCAAATTTCGCGTAACCGGCAGCAATGGTGACTTGATTGAAAATTTCAATGACATTATCAGAAATGTTAACGATATTGTCATCGCCATATGCAATCATTGCAACATTGCGCTGGAATGCTTGCATATTTTTCAACGTTGGAGGAACAACCAACATCCACACATAACGCATAGATAGCGAATTATAGATTGAATTAATAATCGCCGTCAAGGGACAACCGGACGGTTGGGAATGCGTCCAGATATAAACAGAGCTGTCAAAAACGTGTACAGAATTGACAATCTCACACCAGAGGACCTCCCGAATGAGCGCATTCTCCCCATCATCGTCATAAAAATGATTGATGATGTCGAGAATTGCCCATAGGATTTCGCTGACGAGGGTCCCATCAAAATTGGAGAAATCTCCAGCAATTACTTTCCTACCCTTGCTCTGCATGCGTTCGGCGATACAATGCCAATCCATTGAATAGACATTCGTACCTACCGCAATCTCATTGTGAATGCGGTTGTTTGCGCAATGCGAAGCAAAGCCAAGAAAGTATTTACGAAAAACCAACGTATAACACATTGGTCCAGCAGAGAAAACTCTCGTCTTGGCATCTGCAACCTTCTGAAGAGGACGGCGTTCATCTTTTAGGGTATCGGTCCAGATAGTGGGTGTCCGGATACCTCTAGCAGCATCTCTTTCAATGCGTTCCATTTCGGCCTCGATGTCAGGCGGCAAAAGATATTCATCAGTACCGAGCCATTTTTGCTTGCCTTTTCCAGGTCCTTTACCTTCACGAACCAAAGGAAAACCGGGAGAAGTTGTTCGTGTAATGCCAGGAGCAAAATCGTCCAACTCAATTCCGGCTACAGCCTCGAAATTCGTGAGGACACGCTTATGGTCAGGGTCGCTTTTGTCAGACAACAAGCGGGAAACATCATTCACACACGCGTCCAACAAGTCGAGATCAACCGGAGGTGGCAAAGATCCGGCTTTCTTTAAACCTTTCAGGAGAGGATCAACATGTTGATCATCCCTCCAGAAACTGGCAAGAACGCTAGGTGCAGTAGTTGACCTCGCAATTTGTTCGAAAACAGCACTCTTACGCAACTTCGTTTTGAGGGGCCGGGGAACACTATAGATGGGGTGTCCCACACGCACAAAATTACCTTCAGGCAGAGCGATCTGAGAAGATGGCCTAGTCAAAATCGGATCCAAATCAAGGCGAATCTGAGCAGAAACCTCAAACTTTGCAAGAGCCTCTTCTAAATCCGCTCGATTCAAAGGAGACCCATATCCTCGACCAACACTGCCAGCAATATGAATTGCCATAATTTTGTGGTGGATAGCATGTCCAATTCCAACCATCACACTTCCACAGTCCCCAGGAGCCGTCTCAAACTCATACGAATAGTACGACCGCACGCTAAGCACCTGATCATTCTCATTGTTATATTTAAGAGTCTTATCATGTGCCGTAGCCATCCCATACTTCAAATATACGAGATTTTTACAACTAGGATTTACGAGAACAACTGGGAGCTTACTTATAGACATATCCTCCGACGTGGCGACGTTTTTGAGGATTTGCTGATGGCATGGGAACCGCTTAGGGAATTCAATCAAAAGTTGATCCTTTGATACGCCATCACGCCCAAGGACTTGATGATGTATTAATTCCGACACCTTGAAAATGTACCCATCGGGCATGGAAAAGCTAGTAAGCTTCACATGAGAGTTCTTCTCAAGATATGGGATTATATGGGCAACAGTAAGTCCAATTCGTCCGGCAAGGATGACAATCTTTAACGATGAAGGGAAGTTCTCGCCATCACCAACTGCAATTTGGTACACGTTGTTACGCACCTTTTCTGAGACTTCATGGGCACCTTGATCGCTTCGAAATTCAGCTTCAACGGTGATCTTCTTCTTGCGAAGAGTTTTGGGATCACCTGATGTCGTGAGCTGGATTCGAATGGTACGTTTCTTCGTCCTCGGATCCCCAGAAGTGGAGAGCTCTTCGCGAATGTGATCACTCACCCGACTCTCTTTAAGACAATCCATCTGGTCTTCAGAAAAGAAGGTGGAAATAGGTTTAGCGTCTACGCTTTCAGTCGAAAGTACGTCTCGTCGAGAAAAGACAACAAGTTGTTGCGATTCATCAAAGAGAGCCTCAGTTGTGGGAGCACATGTGCCACAAATTGGAAGATCTTTCATACTTGCGGCGACGTCCTGGATGACGTGGGTGTGTTCAAAAAGTTTTGCACACTTGAGACACTCATGAGAATGTTTCACACGCTGCGTAGAAATTTCCAATTGTGAATGGATCATGTCCACTTTCCCATTCTTCTCACCTCCATAC